ATGCGCGACCTGTACACCACCATCGCCTACGGAATCATCGCCATCACACTGACCGCCATGCTCGTATTCGCATGGTATTCCGACTATGCGAACACGCCAGTGCGTTACACGACGATACAGACCGTGGACGAAGGCGGCTACGAGCACGACTGCCTCGTAGCGACCTACAAGAAGGACATGAAGCTTGACTGCATCCATCCAAACGATTGAAAACCAAGCCCGCGCCATTCAGGAATCACTCGGACGGCAACTCTCCGCACTGCCCGACGACTATGACAATCCGAAAACGCTGAAAGCGCGAATGGACCTGCGCAGGGCGTATAATGCTGCTACGGACATCGTGGAACTCACGATGCGGTTAAGATTGGAAAGACTGGTATGAACTTCAAACGATACGGCAATCAGCGAATCCGACTAGTGGAAGGAACAGACCCGAATGCGACCGGTACCGGAATGGGAGGCTCTGAAGGCACGACTGGAAGCCCAGCAGCCACGACACAGCAGGAGCCGACAATCACCCAAGCCCAACTCGACGCCATCATCAGCCGAAAGCTCGCCAAGGAACGCGAAAAGCTCGAAGCAGCCCAGAAAGCAGCCGAAGACGCACGAAAACTAGCCGAAGAGACCGAAGCGCGCGTCAAGGAAGCCCGTGAGAAGGGCATCAGCCTCGGACTGTTGCAGGCGAAACGCAACGCCATCGCAGAACAGTACGGGCTGAGCGCCGAACTCCTGCCGGAAGACGAAACACGACTCGACGAGTTCGAAAAGCAGCTCGCCTCTAGCATCAACAGCCGCACGCGCGTCACGCCGGTGACCGTCGAACCGACCGCCAAGACGCCGGACTGGATGGGTGCCGCACATGCGTGACATCCGAATCCTCGGCATGATGATGCGCGACGAAACCGTTCCGGCAACCTTCTCAATCATCGACGATGACATGGTGGTGACTTCGCCAATGGAGTTGGACGAAAACGAGAAGGACAAGCTGGTAAAACGTTTTGCCGAACGCATCCTGCAACTGGGACTCTCGATGCACGATTGGAAGGAAAAGAATTGACCGACGAACTGAAGCCGCTCGCCACCGTCGAAGACACCGAAGCATACCTACGCCACAAGGTGCCCGTCAACCTAGTGGACTATGAGGAACGCAAACGCGGAGCCGCATCCAACGTGCTCCGCATGATGTACCGCAACCAAGGCGACGACTTGGACAAGCAAGTCGAAGAAGACCCGCTCACCCGCCAAATGGTCGCAGACATCATCGGCGTCAGCGTCGCACAGGACGTGAGCCGCAAGGAATCCACGTCCGACAGCGACACCGACCTGAGCGCGTTCAAAACGTTCACCCAAACGGCGGGCGGCTACAGTTTCACCGGCGAATGGCGAGGCAACACGGACGACGTGTTCTTCACCAGCAACCAGCTCAAACAGCTGGGCGTCGGACGCGCCACAATAGCAAGGTTCCAACTCTAATGCACTACGGACTCAAAACACACGAAATCACCGTCACCACCGGCGAAAACGAATACACGCTCAAAGCCCTAGTGACCGCGAACACCACAAGCGAAGACACCGGCACCTACGACAACATGACCGAAGTGGACTCGCTCACCATCCACGTCACCACCCCGGACACGCCCCCGGAAATCGTCGGCGGCGAACTCGAATACCACGGAAACCCATACCGCGTCACCTCCACCAAACCGCCCATCGACCCAGAAAACATGGTGAAGTTCAACCCGTTCAAATGGAGCTTCAACGCGAAGCAGGTGCAATACTAATGGCAAGACTCAAAGGCGCTAAAATCATGGTCGCCGCACCGAACGCGGCAACCAACCTCGTCATGCAGTCGGCGGGATTCCAACAGGAGTCCCGCCGCGTCGCCATGCAAATCATGCCGCAACTGCGAATGGACTCGTATAGGGGCAAGCCGCCGACCATGACCACATACCGCACGCTCAGCACATTCAACGGAACACGCCGAGCCGGAACGGAAATCAAATACCATGTGACGCCGCATTCCGGCGACACGCTGAAAGGATTCGGACTGTGAGCAAAGACAATGAAATCGTCGAAGACATCATCAACGGACTAGCCCAACGGCTCAACATGCGCGTATACGACAAGTATCCGACCGTGAAAAACCCAAGCCAGTATCCGCTCATCATCGTCACCCGCCAGAACGCGTCCGACATCACCCCATACATCCGACACTTGGACGTGGCAATCACCGTAGTCACACGCGACCTCACGGGCGAAACCGACAACACGCTCAGCGCGGAAATCGGCGACGCACTGACCGACTGGTACAATCAAAGCCTCTGGGACATCATGGGCGCGCCACTGCTCAACACCACCGACGCGCAGCCGACCAAAGACGGACGCACATCAACCGTCTACAACTACCAGATGGAGTATCTGAGTTGAAGAGCACACAGGAGTCGGTCGAAGACCTCATGGAAATACTTTCACCGACAGCCAAAGACATCATCACCGACGAACAGGTACGCCAAGCCCAAGCAGCAGCCAGCAGCGGCGACAAGCACATGGCCGGTAAAGTCTTGGGCGACATCTGGAAGCAGGTCGCGGAAAAATCCGCAGGACTAGGATTGGAACGACTCGACTCCGACAGTTTCGGCAAGAAAATCGGCTGGCTCCTCAGCCAACAGCATTCCGAAAAAACAGTCAGGGACTTCCTCGCCAAATACAAGCGCGAACTGGCCGTACAGCCCATGCAGGAGGCGACCACCAACCTGTTCGCCATCGACTCGACAACGGAAGTCGTACGCGAATCGGTAGGCGAAACATGCGCATGGTGCCTCGAACGGTGCGGCATCTGGCACCCCTACGACGCGAACCATTACGGCGTCTGGGTAAGACACGCAGGATGCGACTGCAAAATCTACGTAAGGAACAGCCTCGCATGACACCAACCATCAACAACACGGACACGCGATACCATGAAAGCCCGACGCGACGCACCATCATGAAAACCGAAATGGTACGATGGTATCGAGAACAACGACGCCAAATGGCCGAACAGTTAAGGAGGATTTATGGCAGGGAAGACTGAAGAAGCCCTCTCAAGCCGCATGGAACAGGTCAACGGACTCATCGACAAAGCCTACTCCGACATGGAAGAGTACGCGCGAAAAGCCGAAACGGATGACGATGACCGCGAATACAACATGAGCATGGCCGCGAATGCGCAACGAAACTACGTCAGCTTCATGCAGCTGCTCATGACCATGACCAAAAACTTCGACGAAGCGGTAAAAGTCGATTCGCATAAAAGCCGTACGACCGCCGCCAAAACACCCAAAACCACCTTGCAGAAACTCGTAGCGAAGGAAGCGAAACGCTCATGACACTCACCATCGTGGACGAACAGACCATCTCATTCCCATGGATAGAACTCGTCAAAAACGCGTACGCCATGCGCGTGCGCGTCAGCAACTTCAGCGCGGTCGGCAAACGAAGCTTCACCCGCATCCTCTCCAAAGCCATCGGCGGCGTAAACTCCTACTTCCTCATGCAGGACGGCGACCCGCTCAGCGCCGACTACCTCCCCACTGCGGCCCTGCCATTGGAAAAGGTCTCCGCAGTAGGCTTGGATGGTCGCTGCTATGATGAAAACGCCGAGGAAATCGACGAAAACCTTCGATGCCTCACCCTCAGCCACGCGCCCATCACCGACCAAGCAGTACTGTTGGCGCAGCGCGCCATGGTCATCGAAGGCCTCATCTCCCAAAACCTCGAACACCTCATGCTGCCCGAACCGGTCGTGGTAGGCACGTCCCCCGACGTGGTAATCAAAGCCGACCCGAACAAGAATCCATCCAACTGGACGAAATTCGACGCCAACGACGACCACGACACCATCGTTCGACCGGAAGTCAAACGACTCAGCCAATGGGACAACGGACAGCTCAAAACCCTCCTGCAAAACACGGCATTGAGCTTCCAAATGGAAACCGGACTCCCCCCACAGGACGCGCAGATTCTCGACACGCTCGGAGCGACAACCCAATCATTGGTGTCCAACCGTGAAAGCTTCGTCAGCCGCACCTACATCATCAAACAGGATTTGAACGCGGTATTCGAACCATTGGGCATCACATTGGACTACGAGCTGACGTTCCCGCAGACCGCGCAGGACATCGCATCCATCGGCGACGCCTACGGCAAGGGCGCAGACTCCGACATCCTCAAGAAATATCAGGTGGTATGACATGCTGGTGAAGAATCCAAACTGGAGGGCGAACGTCCGCCCAACATCCGACGTGGCAATCATGGCCGCGGAATACGTGAACTGGGGTCGCGGAAACGCAATCCTCCCATTCCAAGTCGAATTCCTCAACAACGCCTTCCAACGCAAGAAGGACGGCACGTGGAAATACAAGCGCGTCGCATTGAACATGCCGCGACAGAACGGCAAGACCAAAATCCTCACCGCCCCAATCCTCTACTACCTGTTCGTGCTCGGACTGAACGTGCTCGTCACCGCGCACGAGCAGATAGCGGCCAATAAAATCATGGAGGATTTGAAAGACGCCATCGACTCGAATCCAGAACTGAAAGCCGAAGTCACGCACTTCAGCACCACCATGGGACGCGAGCGCCTACAGTTGAGGAACGGCGCGTTCGTCCGATTCCGCTCACGCAAGAGCGCTTCCGCAGGAATGGGTGGAACGTTCGACCTCGTAATCTTCGATGAGGCGCAGGAACTCCGCTCCGAATACGAGGCGATGATTACGAAGACGTTGAAGACGCGCCGCATGGCGATGATAATCTACACTGGCACGCCGTTCCTCCCTTCGTCCATCGGAGACACGTTCAACGTGTTCCTCGACAATGCCGAAGAGGATGACATGGCGTACGCGGTACGCTACGGCATTGATGACGAGACGGCTGATATCGAAGACGAACAGTTGTGGGCGCTCACCAATCCGCTCTACCCGGACGTGATTCCGCGCGAAGCGTTCCTCACCGACGTGGCGATAGCCAAACAGGGTGGCGCGGACGGACTTATAGACTTCCGCATCCAAGACTTGGGCCTGTGGTGGGCCGACAGCATTCCGCCCGCAATCCCCATGGATTTGTGGGACAGCGCATACTCCGACCTCCAGCATGACCGCGATACGCTCGTCTACGCGCTCACCTTCGACCCGGCGACCAGCACGCTCGCCCTCAGCGTCGCCGCCAGTACCGAAGAGGTGACGGTCGGCTCGCAGCATTACGACAAGTGGGCGTACATCATCGGCGAAATCGTGGACGAACGCCCAACCACCGAATCATGGCAATGGGTCACCGACGAACTGAAGACACGCCCACGCAAGACCACGCTCATCTTGGACGCGGGCGGTTTGAACAATCCGATAAAGGACATGCTTCCACGTGGCCTGAACGTCATCCAATTGACCGGAACCGAATTCCTCGCCTCCCAGCAGGGATTCCTCGACCTGCTGAACGAGGGACGGTTCAAACATACGAACAATCCGCAGTTGACCGCCGAAGTACAGAACGCGCAGAAGCTCAAATCCGGTTCGGATGACCAGTGGAAGTTCGCGCCGATACGCAAGACCGAAACCACTGCCGGTTTGAAAGGCGTCAGCATCGCCGCATGGTATCGCGGCGTCAACCGCCCGAAGGAACGTCAAATCAGGGAGGTGATTGCCTGAAATGGGTAAGGATACTGGACTCTACCATCGCAACCGCACCATCCTCCGCGAACGCACCAAGCGTACGGGAGCGCCCTGCTATTATTGCGGCGAACCGTTCTACTGGGGCCGTAATACGGCGCATCCGTTGGCGTTCACCGCAGACCATGTGATACCGCGCGCTGCTGGCGGAAGCGATAGGATGGATAATCTCGTTCCAGCGCACATGCAGTGCAACCGCGCCAAGTCTGACCATATCGCGAGTCCCGCGACACGCCGAACGCGAACTGCGACGAGAAGGTGGTAGAATAATAACTGTTGCGCAGCAATGTACAGCTCCTCTCTTGTGATTCTGGTTTCCAGCACCCCGTTTGACGAAAGTCAGACGGGGTGTTATACTATGTCTTGGAGATGGTCGGCAGACATTCGAAGCTTCGTTATCATGCCAAGCCCGACCGTCTCCCCGCAAATGTACGGACCTGAACCGCCCAGCACGGTCGTTAAACAATGCATGGGCATACCCACTGGGTGACCGTGGGGTTGAGGCGCACACAGCCGGAAACAATCGTGGTAGAGGCCGAGTCGGGGCCGCAATGCAGAAGGCCGACACAATTCCCCTACCACGAAAGGCAGTCATGTCCCTAGCGACAATCGAACTGAAGCCCGGCTTCGTAGACCGCAAGCTGATTTCCAACCAGCCCGCAGCCGGAGCCATCGCCAAGATTTCCAACAGCACTCCAATCGACCTCATCGGCACGCAGATGCAGACCATCGACTTCTCCGGTGAAATGGGCATCTTCGGCGAAGGAGCCACCGGCGAAACCGAAGCCGAAAAGAAGAAGAGTTCCAACGACGCCACCAACGGTGTCGTGACCATCAACCCCATCACCTTCTACATCTCCTACCGTTTCCCGAAGAAGTTCCTCCAACTGTTCGGCGTTGACGGCGCATACAATCCGACCGATGCCACCTTCCGAGCCGGCTCCCCGCAGACCATGCTTCAGAGCATCCTCGCACAGCCGTATCAGGCCGGCGTCCTCGACCAGTACCGCACTTATGTGAACCGTGCTATCAGCCGCGCCCTCGACTTCGCGCCCATCTTCGGCGTGAATCCGGCGACAAAGGCCGCGTCCACCGTCGCACGCACCAACGGCTACGTGCTCGACAAGGCCGGTGATATCAGCTACACTCCGGGCACCGGAGCCGAAGCAGCCACCGCGTTCAAGCAGGCCGTGCGACAGGTCGCCGCACAGGGCGACGCGTCCGCTCAGGGCGTCACCACCTCCTCCTACTTGGCCGCTATCGGCGACGGCCTCACCACCATCGGCACGCCGACCCAGTATGCTTCCGACGTTCCGCTCATCGGCAACATGGTCAACCTTGGCGGCGTCACCCTCGCAGCCTCCAACACCGTGTCCGACACTGCCGCGGCCACCGGCTCCGGCCAGTTGGCGAGCAAGGTGCTCGATGCTGTCATCGGCGACTTCGCCAACCGTTTCGTGTGGGGCGCAATCCCCCTGTCCGGCATCGAAGTGTTCGACTCCGGCAATCCGGACAATTCCGCCGAAGGCGACTTGGGTGCCGTCAACAAGGTGATGCTCCGCACCGAAGTCGCAATCGGCTGGGGCTTCATCGGTGGTACCAGCAAGTTCTACGCCATCACCCACACCACCGAGTGACATCATCCACACGCATGGGCGGCAATAACGCCGCCCATCAAACGTTAAACTACGAAAGGAATTGAGATGGGCGCAAAGCAGTCTTCCGCAAACGTGACATTCTCGAAGCCGGGCGCAAGTGCCAACAAGTCCGGCTATATTTGGGTCGCCCCACTGGGCACCGCCATCCCGACCGACGCCACCACCGAACTGGACGCGGCATTCGTCGGCCTCGGCTACCTGTCCGAAGACGGTCTGACCGAACCAGCATCCCTCACCGCAGGCGATGATATCGTGGCCGCGGGCGGCGATACCGTCGCACAGGCCGACCCGACGTTCTCCAAGACGTGGACGGGCACATGCATCGAAGCGTTGAACGAAGACCTGCTCAAGGTCGCCTACGGCTCCTCCAACGTGACGGTAGAAGCCGCATCCTCGTCGGCGGATGGCGTCATCACCGTCAAGGAGCAGGCCGGAGACCTTGAACATCATGTCATCGTCATCGACGAGATGCTGAAGGGTGGCCGCAAGCGTCGCAACGTGATGCCCGATGCGACGTTCCTCATCACCGGCGACATCAGCCACGTGCATACGGCTCTCGTGAACTTCGAGTTCACCATCAACGCCTATCCGACCGCCACCGCTCCGGCTCAGACCCAGTACATCACCATCCCAAAAGCCTAATCTCTCCGAGTCAACGCCTTACAGTCACCGTCACCGACAAGACGGTGGCTGAAGGCGGTGCCATGTGGATTCTTGGCAACTGGGGCCAGTCCGAGACTTGGAATCGAAGTTCAGGTGTGAAGATGACGAAGGGTGAGAACGGCATGTACACCGGCGTTCTCACCCTGCCGAAAGGCACCAAGTTCGACCTGAAGATTCTGAAATCCACTGTTGACGGCACGAGCGGCGGCAACAACGTTTGGAGCGCGGTGCGTTATACTAGCGTTCTGAATTCGGATAGCCGCCACGATTTCGGAGAGTTCGCCGACAATCTGGTTCCGAACGGCGACTTCGAGGAAGAAACGGCGAAATGGACGCCATCGAGTTGCATTGTCGAGTGAGACTACGCAACCAGTAGTAGCCACTGTCTTGCGCTTGCCGACGGTGTTTTCAAAGCGACTTCAGACACGTTCGTCATTCCTCCGAACCAAACATTAAGATATGCGACATCTTTCCGCACTTGGGTTACCAATGTGGTGGCTTCAATCAAGATAGAAGACGTCAATACGCGTTCCATCCTGTTCGACGCCTCGGTAGCGCCGCAAGCCGCAGAAAAGTGGATGCCGTTTGCCAAATGGTTCAAGTCAGGAGACGTGCCGGTGACGGCTCGGATTGTCTTGACGAGCAAAGGAGGTTTCGTCTTCGACGATATGTGGCTTGGCTCGTGACGGTCGCATAGCAAGTATCCCCACATGCCTGTGTCCATTGACCAGCATGTGGGGTATTCTTATATAGACAGACAACGAAAGGAAATCCAATGGCAAAACGCAAGCCAACCATCACCATCGAAGACTTCAACGACGGATGGGCCGACGCTTACGCGAAACTCCTCCGCAACCGCAAATTCCAGCAGGCCATCCACTCCGGAGGCGTGGAAGACAGTATGGAGACCATGTGGCTCATCGACAAGCTCATGCAAGGAGTCCTGAAGGAAGACAAGTACGAGGCTGTCATGGCCGCATTCGACGATGACATCATCGACGCATGGGAGTACTTGTCGGGAAAATTGCCGACGATTACGGAATCACCGTCGAAAGACTGACCTATGCGATAAACCCGGACAAGTGGGATAGCCAAATCTTGGCCGATTTCGCAAGCCAATACGGTAGCCCACGCCAATACACCATATTGGAACGGGCGAAACTCATAGGCACGTTCGGCGCAACCGCACGACTATTGGACATCATCCAACAGTCAACGCTCGCCCCCTACTCCGGCAAGGGAGTGAAACCGAAAAGCGTACTGCCGGAAAACCAGAAGAAGAAGGAGGATGATTACGAACTCGATTCGATGAACACTGAAGACATCGACAAGGCGTTGGGTCTTCACCGAAAGGAACAGTAGATGGCAAAGGGCAGCATCGCGACAGCATGGATACAGGTACTCCCATCGTTGGAAGGCCTACAGTCCGCACTTGTCAAGGCAAGCAAGGGCGCGGTGCTCACCCCCGCCATCCAGCCGAAACTGGCGTCAGGCACAAGCCGCCTCTTCACGTCGAACGGCTTGGGCATGTCCAAACTGTTCTCCGGCTCGTTCAACAAGAACCTCAACCTGCAAGGAGGCGTGAAAGGCGCGCTAGACAGCGTGTTCGCCTCCTTCACCGCCGGCGGACAGCGTTCGGCCAACGCTTTCGGAAACAGTTTCGCGAACCTCGACCTCAACAAGTATCTGAACGCCGCCGCCGCAATCGCCGCAGTCGTGTCGGTCGGCAAGGCCGTCAAAAACGTCACGTCCAACATTGTTGAAATGGGCAACCAGTGGGGTCAGACCACCGCCATGCTGAAAAACGCGGTAGGCACCACCGGAGACTATAAGGATTCCCTTGAAGCGTCGCTGGAATATGCGAACAAGGTCGGCGTCGCAACGGACGATTTCGTCCAGTCCGCCGCACGACTGCGCACGCTCGCTCCGGAAGTCGTGACCAACTACGCTGACGCCGCAAAGTTCACTAAACTGCTCGACATGAACATGGTCAGCACGGGCGCGTCCACGCAGGAGGCGTCAAGCGCCATGCGTCAGATTACGCAGGCGTTGGGCAAGGGCATCGTCAACGGCGACGAGCTGACTTCCATCATGGAGAACTCGCCGCAAATCGCACGAATGCTCGCCAAGCATCTCAACGTCTCCGTGGGCGAACTGAAGCAGTTGGGCAAGGAAGGCAAAATCAGCGGCCAAGCCCTATATGATACGGTGCTTGAGAACGCCGACGCCATCGAAAAACAGTTCGCCGCCATGCCTGTTACGGCAGACCGCGCGTGGAACAGCATCAAAAACACGATTGGCGTAAGGTCTGCGGAAGCCGCGACCGCGGTATCAGCAAACATCGGCAAGACGTTGACCGCAATCTCCGATTCGGGCATGGTTGACACGTTCGGCGAAATGCTCGCAGGATTCGTACCATTGACGAACGCAGCATCCACACTGGCCGCAACGTTCATCAACCAGCTTGCACCAGCCGTCAGCAAGGCATTCAACGCACAGCAGGTCGAACAGTTCCTCGCCCCGTTGACGAACCTTATCAGCGCGAACTCGCAGAACATCAACCTCCTAACCTCATTGGGCGACATCCTGAACACGGTAGGCGTCATCGGAACCACCGTATTCTCCCTCATGGTCGCCACGAACGACCGGTTCGCATCCCGCATCCCGTTCATCGGCACCGCACTGGTCGGCGTGAAGAACACGCTCATCAAACTCGGCTCCAGCTTCACCAGCGTGTTCGGTGCGGCAGTGTCCGCATCGTCCACGGCAATCGACAAGCTCGCATCCATGGCCGACGCGATGTCGAAAACATTGTCCGAATCGACGAAAGTGCAGAACGCGCTCGGCAAATTCAACGTCGCATTCGAAGACTTGGGTTCATGCGCGTTCAGCTTCGGACAGAAGGGTGCGGAAGGCTTCGGCCTCGTCGAACAGGCCGCAGTGAACCTGTGGAACGGCGTCGGCAACGTGTCCGACAATGTGAAGCTGCTCCAAAACGGTTTGAACGCCATGGGTTCCGACGTTGACGCGCTTCCCGAAACGTTCCTCAACGCTTTCGAAACCCTCAGCACCGAAGTGGACTCCGCCGCACGGAAGAAGGCTCCAACCCTCATCCAAGCGTTCCGCGACATTCGCGCCGCCGCCGACACCATCGTAGTGGATTCGGACATCTACCATTCGCTGGACACTGCCGGACAGAGCGCGGACATCTACCGTGACAAGCTCGTGCAGGTTGGCTGCGAATTCAAGGAGCTTACCGGCTTCGACATTCCGAACGTGTTCCTCCCATTGGTCGGCTCGGCGGTGTCCGCATCCGACAGCATCATGCAGACGTTCGGCAATCTGAAGAGCGGATTATCCAACTATGCCGAAAACACTGCGCAGCAGTGGGCACCCGTCAAGGAGATTTTCACAGAAGTCTTCTCCAGTGCCTCCGCTGCGGCCAAGACGAAGATGGAAGTCCTTCGAGCCGACGTGGAATCCGGCGTGCTCACCATGGTCGAGAACGTGAAGGGCAAGGCTGCTGAGTTCAAAACCGCGTTCAGTGAAATGCTGGACACGACAGGCGTCAGCGCCAACATGTCCAAGCTCGGGTCGGCGGTAAGCAATGGACTCTCCTCCGTCAAGGGCGGACTCAAATCGTTCGGTTCGGAAGCGGCGTCCACGTTGTCGATTCCATTCCGTGGCATTCCCGAAAAGATTTTCGGCTCATTCAAGGGACAGAATCCGTTCACCCCGTTGACATCCGCAGCGAAGACGGTCGGTGCCGGATTGTCCGCCACGCTGGGCGGTGCAGTAACCCGTCTTATCGGACGGTTCGCCCCGCTGGCGTCCGCAGGAAAGGTGGCCTTCTCCGCTATCGGCTCCGCCGCGTTGAAAGTGTCTTCCGGCGCGTTGAAGGGCTTCGGTGCGGCCTTGAGAGGAGTCGGCTCGGCAATCGGCAAGATTGGCAGCATCGCCTCCTCCTTGGGCGTGACCGGCGCGTTGTTCACTGGATTGACAACCGGATTCCAGACACTATTCAAACTCGACCCGAGCCAGATGGCTGGCAAGTTCGAAGAATGGCAGTCGAGTCTCGACAATGCGTTGGAAGGCGTGCAGACGAAACTGCCCGCCATGGCGAGCGCGTTCGCAGCCGCCCTCCCGCAGATGGTTTCCAGCGTCACCACGGCGCTTCCCGGCATCGCCAACGCGCTCGTGAGCGTGGGGCAGACGCTCGGACCGGCGTTGACCGCAATCCTGCCGCAAATCACGCAGGCGTTCTCCAGCATGTTCGCACAGTTGCCCGCCTTCATTAGCACGTACGGCCAGCCGATGCTGGAAACGTTCGGAACGCTGTTCGCCACGATGGCCGGGCAGATTCCGTCGCTCATGACCTCGCTCGGTCAAGCGCTGATAGCAGGCATTCAGGTCGCGTTCTCCGCAATCGGAGACAATAGCGGCGCAATCGCCGGTTTTATCAGCGGCTTCGGCGCATCCTTGGCTTCCGGCATCCAAACGTTGGGTGCCACAGTAGTGGCCGCGCTCCCGTCCATCGGACAGAGCATCGCCACCGCATTGCCTACGCTGATTCCTGCATTGATGTCCGCCATCACCAGCGTGACAACCTCATTGGCCGCAGCACTGCCGGGCATCGCCGTCGCCATCATCAACCAGCTGCCCGCCATCATCGGCGGGTTGGTGACAGGCATTGTCAACAGTCTGCCAACATTACTGAACGCCTTCGTCAGCGTGGTGACCAGCATTGCGGCGAACTTCCCAAGTATTTTCATGGCCGTCGTGCACGCGATTCCCGCGATTATCGCGAACATCGCACGCGCGTTCGCCGGATTGGGCGGTAGGATTCTCAGCCAAATCAGCGACATTCCAAGCCGCATCATGGGATTGTTCTCCGGAGCCGGCTCGTGGCTGATTAATTCGGGCGCGGCGTTGATGAACGGTTTCAAGGATGGCATTCTCGGCGCGGTCGAAAGCGTGAAAAGCGCGGTGAAGGGCGCGTTGCAGAAGGTGCGAGACTTCTTCCCGTTCTCCCCTGCCAAGGTCGGCCCGTTCTCCGGTTCCGGCTACACGTCTGTGTCGGGCGAGCATCTTATGAGAGACTTCGGCAAGGCCATCGGCGCTCAAGGCTCGTTCGTACGCGGTCAGGTTGACGGCGTGCTCAGCTCCTTGGATTTCGACCAGATTGACGCCGCCAATCTTGGCATGGTGTCCGCTCCGCAGCTTAAAGACTATACTGGAATGGTGTCGGCAAGCGACCAGCGGTATGCTGGCGGCGTCCACATCGACAATGTGGTGGCAAGCCCGTTGAGCGATGTGGAGCTGGTGGCCCGCCGATTCGGGTACGCGTTGAACAATGAGATGATTGGAAGTGTCAGACCTTGAGTACGATAACCGTCACCGTGGGTGACATCACGCTTTACGGCGATGCCGGACACGAGTTCACATTGGTGTCCATGAGCGGTTTCGACGATTTGCCGTCAGCCAAGACCGAACAGGATTCTTGGGCTAGGGCTGACGGCAACGCCATTCCCGGCACCACATACTATGATGGGCGCACCATCACCGTCAACGGATACTATGCGACGAGCACGGTTGAGGATACGGACGAGATGATGCGCCGTCTCCGCGGCATGGCCGGACGTTTTGTCACCGTCACCGTACAAAAGGGCAATGGTGTCGCCTTGTCCTGTGATGCGGAACTCCGCTCCATGACCGTGGATGAATACCGGTATCGTGGGAAGGCCGCGTTTCAGATTGGCCTGCTCGCACCATCCCCCTACCTGTATGGGCCGTTGCGCTCGCAGACCGTCGGTGTGCCTGCCGATGGCGAGGGCATCACTGACCCGCTGCTCGACCCGTTGTCGGAAGGCGAGGTGAGCAATCCGGGACGTGTCGCCATCACAGGCAGCGGCTTCGCGCCGACGCATCTTGTCGTGAAAATCCGTGGCGGATTGTCGGAAGGCGTGCGCATCCACTGCATCGAAACCGGTGAAGCGGTCGAATTCCACCGTCAAATCAACCCCGACGAGACGATGGTGTTCGACTTCGACGATGAACGCGTCCTGTTCCAGAACCAGTCGGATTTGAGCATGTTCCTCACCGAGGAGAACTGGTTCCGCCCCTACGGTGACGTGACGATACAGTTCACCCCATTGGGCGTGCAGTCGGGCACGCCATCCATGACCGTCGAATGGAAGGAGGCTTGGCGGTGAAAATCTATCTTGCAGACCTGCTGACCGGACGCCGCATCATCCCATTGCCGCACACGTCCGCCGAATGGGAGATGAAACTGAACGACACGGATTCGCTGACCGTCAAAGTGCCAATCTATGCTTCGTCCGACGATACGCGCGTCCAATACATCGCAAACGACGCCCGCCTGTTGGATTTGAGGAACACTGCGGCCATCGGTAAAACCGTCATGGTCGCCGAAGATGATGGGCTTACGGTCGGCGGCGTGCTCATGCGCCGCGAATATGACGCCGACTCCGGTATTCTCACGCTGGTCGCGTCGGGCATGTGGACATATTTCGACCATAGGACGATTCTTCCAGCGAAAGCGAAAGGGAAAAGCCTCATCAAGTCGGACGGTTCGCCTGACACTCAATACGACACGTCGTACAGGAACGTCACATGGAACACGGTCGCACGCAATCTCGTCGAACAGGCCATGAGCTGGCCGAACAGCAATGTGCCCGTCGTGTTGGAGGCTGCGGAGGTTGGCACGTCCGAAGCGAACTATCAGGCCGTGGACCTCAACTATGTGGGCGAAGTGCTGACGAACATCACGAACTATCAGAACGGCTGCGATATCGGATTCTTCCCCACGCGCACGGCTGACGGATTGGGTTACGAGTGGCATATGAAGACCGGCCACCCGCTGTTGGGTGGCGAGACACACTATTTCAGCGCGTCAGCCATGCAGCCGGGCATCGCATCCCTATCCGCAACGGATGATGGCGACAAGCTCGCTTCACTGCAGTGGTTCACGTCCGGAAAGTCGGATGATAAGACGCTCGTAGTATCGGCCTATACGGATATTCTGGATAAGGCCGGAGCGCCGATCTGGGAGAGCGTGGATTCCAGCCATTCGACCGTGAAATTGCAAAACACTTTGCAGGCGTATGCAAACGAGGCCGCAGCAGTCTACTGGCAACCCGTATCGTCCACCGAGGCGAAAGTGCATCGCGGATATTTGCATTCCGTGAATCAGACGCTCGCCAACTATACGGTCGGCGACTATATCAGGTTCACGACGAAGGGCGACTGGTATTATGTGGATGGCGCGCATACGCGGCGCATCACCGGCATCAAAGCCGATGAAAGCTCGAATTGGATTACGTTCACGTTGGGACACGTGTTCGACGGTGTGAAAGTGACGGTGGAATAATGGAAATCGTAGTGCATCAAGGCGAGCAGGCGGATGGCGCACCATTGGTCGACGATGAGGAAAACGTTCTTGACGTGAAGAATCCGGCTCAGGCGACGAACAAGCTCGTGTCCACGCTGAACGAGTATGGGCGGCGACTGCGCGAATTGGAAAAGCCGTCCGGCTCGCAGCTGACTCAGGCGATTCAGCGAGTGTTGGATATCAGCGAAAACATCGACCAGACCGTGACGGCATCAATCAACCGCAACTCGTATGACCGCACGACCATCGACCAGAAGTGCAATGCTTGGAATTGGGGCGTATTGTCTCCGGAACGTGGCGGCACGAATACGACGAACGCCTTCAACAACATGTTTTCGACCGGCTCATGGCGTGCCGTATGGGCGTTGTCCGATGGTACGCTGGGCACCGCCCAGTCCAGCCGCAAGGTGAAGCAGGATTTCATCATGCCGGAAATCACGTTGGAGCAGATGCGTGCCGTGGATTGGACGCTCTACCGTTACATTGACGACGTGAATCTGAACGGGGACAGTGCGACGGTCCATTTGGGCATGATTGCCGAAGAGCTTGACGATAACGGTTTGGGGCAGTTCGTAGAGTATAATGACGATTATGAGCCGTGCGGCATCAACTATCCGATGCTGGGCGTGTGGGCTGTGCATGAGGCCCATCTCGCCCATGACCGTATCGACCGGCTTGAGGAACGTTTGAAAGCGTTGGAAGGAAAGATTGATAATGGCATTGAGTAATAGTCTGTTCGCAGTGTCCGGCAAGGCGACGTTCTTTGATGCGCGCCGCGACATGAGTGGGCTTTTCGTCTGCGACAAGACGACGATGAAGCCCATCGCGGGCATTCTCGACCGTTCGCAGGACAATCTTGTGACAGGCCGCGGCGATTCCATGAGTGTGACGGTTCACGCGTTCAACGCGGTGTTGAATCGTTACGGCGCGCTGCTGCTACAGAATGACGGCGATGTGAAGGTGACATTGTCCGCGGCACCGTCCGCCAATTCGCGCATCGACGTGGTGTATGTGAAGCAGAACGAGTCGCGCCCGCCAATGTCGGACAGTTCGGACAGTGCGATGTTCGGCGTGGTGAAAGGCGTGGCCGCTGCGACGCCAGTGGCTCCCGCTGTTCCGGCTGGCGCTTTGGCTCTGGCTCAGGTGTTGCTTCCGGCTGGCGTGTCGAATACTGCTGCTGGCGGCGTGGTTATCACGCAGACGTATATTGGTGCCGCGTTGAAGGGTGACATGCTGCGTGTGTGGACTTCCGCACAGCGTGACGCTCTGACCACTGTGCCTGAAGGCACGCTGTTGCATAATGTGGCCGATAATTGCGATTATGTCAGAACTCCAAGTGGCAAGTGGGCCAAGACGAGGGACACCATTAGCGTGAAAGCGCCGTTCACCAAAGATATGTGGTGGCTTTCACGCGACTGGGATACGGTCATCGTATCCGGCAGCATGAAATATGACGCTTCAAACCAGAATAATCATGTCTTTGCAACCGAAACCGTCCCAACCGGATGGCGACCATACGGACCTAGTGACACTGCTTATAGCTATGGTGTCGTGAGCGCCGTAAACGCCAACTGGTGCAATTTCGTTTTATCGAACGGAAGAATTGTCATGCTCGGAAACACCAACGCCGTATACTCCGGCGTAACCGGAGGATGGCAGTGCAGGGAGTGGAGAGCCTAGCCGAAGCAATCGCGGTCATCGGCTAGAATAGTGCCATATGAGCACTGAAGTCACCGTAGCGTTCATCACCGGCATCTGCGCCATCATCGTCGCACTTGTCACATGGATGCAAAACAACAAGACCAACCTGTCCGAAGCCTATCGCCAACTGTCCGAAGCCCAGTTGAACATGCAGCGGGAAATCGACCGTCAGGATGAGAAACTGGCCGAATTCGTCAGCGAGCGCGACAAGCTCCGCTATCAGGACGATTTGAAAACCTCGTACATTCGGGGCATCGGGCATTGGCTGGGCGAACTCTGCAATGTTCTCGACCCGGAGTTTTTGGAACGGTATCCGAAGCCACGGCTTCCGGACGAGCTTCGAGGTACAATAGAACCGTTGAAAGACGACAACAGTAAGGAGCAGAATATTGTTCACTAAGGATTTTTGGGTTGACACGCTGGAGCGTGCAATCCGCACCGCATGTCAGGCGGCATTGTCGGCTGGCGTGGTCGGTGGCGTCGGCCTGTTCGACGTGGATTGGATGAATGTCGGCGGCATCGCCTTGGTTGCCGCCATCGCAAGCGTGTTGACGTGCGTCGCGTCGAGCGGCAAGACGGATTCAATCAGTCCGGCGTCTCTCGCCATGTCGGAAAAGGCGAAGGTTACCGGCAAGCATATTAAGGAGGTTTCCGAATAATGAGGTTTGTGGATATCAGCAATTGGAAGGCCGATTGCGACGTTTCCAAGATTGACACGGATGGCGTCGTGGTCCAGTGCACTTGGGGTGCTGGCGAATTAACGACTGATAATGGTCTGGTCGATTCCGTGTGGGTTGGTGCCGATGCGAAGATTCAGGCTGCTGCGGCCCGTGGTCTTGCGGTCGGCTACATGCATTACATTCGTGGCGTGAACGCTTCCGAGGAGGCGTATTTCTTCGCGGAAGCCACCAAGGGTTATCTTGGCAAGTTCGTGCCGTGCGTCGACTGGGAGAGTGACGATAACGCCGCGTGGGGCAATCGCGCCTACTTGGACGAGTTTCTTTACCAGTATATTCGTCTGACTGGTGTGAAGCCGCTCGTGTATGCGCAGCGTTCGGAAATCCCGTTCATCAAGAATATCTGCGGCAAGCATGATTGTGGTATTTGGGAGGCATGCTACGCGTCCATGGATGCGGTCGGCTGGCAGGATGCCGATTCGATTTGGTCGTATGTGGCGTATCCGATGCGCCAGTACACGTCTAACGGTAATATCGGTGGCTATGCTGGTTCGCTTGACCTGAACTATTTCGCTGGCGACAAGGCCGCTTGGGACAAGTATGCTGGCGTGGGTGCGAACACTCCGGTGAATCCGGCTCCGGTGCCGGTGGTTTCCCCGTCTCCCACCGTGATTGCGACCACGTATGAGGTGTCGGTGGATTCGCTGAACGTGCGTACCGAACCGTCTGTGAAAGGCAATGTTGTGGCCGATTATGTGCGCGGCCAGAAGGTTGTGCTGGATGGGTGGGGAACTTATGCTGACGGCTTCCTGTGGGGCCGTTATACTGGCGCTTCTTCCGGCCAGCCGAGGTATATTGCCATTGGCACTGATTCCGGTTGCGAATGGTATTTGACAATGTGCCGTTAGCCTGATACAATGAGGGCTGTTGGAAGTTTTTCCAGCAGCCCTCCTTTGGTTTCTCCCTGACCCCCCGCAAGGTTCATGCGGGGGGGGGTTTCTCTTTTAGTCATCCAACATCATGCACAGTATGTCCGCTATGATTGCCGTCGCCACATATAGGATGAAGATGCGCGTGTCCCATGCGTCGCACACCAACATGATGGTTGCGACGAATCCTAGCAGGATGATGGTGCAGATGATGAGTTTCAGGGTTTCCATTAGAACTTCTCGCCCTGCGCTTCCAGCTTCCGCTTTATACGCCACACCTTATGGTCCATCATGCGGCGCAGGTCGCTCGGCTTCAACCCGTAGATTTCAACCAGCAGGTCGAAGCAGATGCACACGTCGGCCATTTCCTCGTACAGGTTTTCGATAAGCTCGCTGCGACCCACCTTGTTGGTGGGGTCTTCGGGATTGTAGCGTTTGAGCTTGCTGATTGCCTGTATGAGTTCGGCGCACTCCTCCATGCAGACGGTGGTCTGCGTGTCCTTGCCGTATCGTGCGATGCTCCGCATTTCCACGGCGCTCGTCTGTTCGGGGCTGAGATAGTATTTCATGCTGTCACGCCAGTCTTGTTCAACGGCCACCGCGCAACCTCCAACATTTCGTACAGTACCCGCCGAACAGGTACATTTCTTTATTGGTGAGCTTCTTCAGGCAATGCCGACATAGAGTCGGGTCAAGGTGTGCCAGTGCTCTAATAACACTCATCTGGATACTCCAATCCTTCCTGTCTGTTCTCGTCGATCAACGCCGAGTCGATTTTCTGCTTGCAGTCTTCGCATAGCATTTCCGGGTACCAATCCTTCAACGTCATGTAGCATCCGCAGTTCAGGCATTGGCGTGGTGGTCTAGCTCCCATGTCACACCTCCACCGCTGGCTGCGGCGCATGCTGGTTCTGATAGTGGCCGACCATGCCGTACGGTTTCGCAGCCGCCGAGTTCAGGTATTCGAACGACACTTGGCCGATTCGCATGCCCGGTTTCAGCATGATGGGGAAACTGTTCTCGTTTTTCAATTCGACGGTGATGGTGCCGATGAATCCGGCGTCGATGAATCCTGCGGTCACATGCGTGCAGAGTCCAAGCCTGCCGAGGCTGCTTTTTCCGTCGAACCGTGCCATCATATTGTCCGGGAGGCTGATTTTCTCCACGGTCGCTCCGAGCACGAACTGTCCGGGCTGGAGCATGTAGTGTCCGTCGATTTTGACTGACTCAGTACGGACGCCGTGCAGCGTGTGGTCGCCTCCGTCCGCATAGCAATAACAGTCTTCCACGTCCGATGTGAAGATGATGATAGTGTCCCGCAATGTCACATCATACGAGTTTGGGTTCAACTGTTTTTCCGTGTATGGCAGGATAAGGTCTTGGTGGTCTACGCACTGTTCGATGGTGATGTCGTTCAGCATTTCTTCTCCTTACTTGTCGCAAAGGCGCTGCAACAGTTCCTTGTCGCTTATCGGTTTGATTTCGTACAGGTACATTGCGCATGCGGAGGGTTTTGCCATCCCTGCTTCTGCTGGGAACCGCTCTTTGAGTTCCTGCACGGTCATGTCGGTCAGCTTGGCGAACATTGTCCATGTCCAAGGGCTGGCCTCATAGTCGCCGAACGGGGTTTCCGAGATGATGATGGCGTTGCCGAGGTGAATTCCGGTGGTGGCGTCGGAGAATACGAAGGCCACGGTCTCGTATGGCGATTCGTCTTCACGGAGAATGAAGCTTGTTTCCCCGGATTCTATCTTCCGCCATTCCTCACGGCCTACTGTCAGTCGCGTCACATTGCGGTTGTCGCTAGTCATTGTTCTTCCTTTCCTGCATGAACGCCAATGCCATTGCGAGGTATGCGATTGCGTCCATGTACGAGTCTTCCTTGGTCGGGTCGAATTTGATGCGTTCGATTTTCAGTTCGGCCATCATGATTGCCACGTCCGTTTCGCCATCCTCCCGTTCGAACCATCGCCACCCGATACGTCGGCACATGGTTTGCGGGTTGCCGTATTCTTCGGCCTTGTCGCCGGTGAGCATGCGTCCGATATGGTCGAAGTTGTCGAGGATGCGCTTGTAGATTCGCGCGGCGGACTGGTGGAGTGTTCCCATGTCGATGGCTACGGTGCCCGCGTCCTTGCGTAGCGCCTTATTGACGTTTTCCATTGTCTCATCCCAATTGTTTTTCGGTTTTGATGATGTCATCTAGGGTTTTCCTTCCTTCTATCACGTCCATGACCTTGCGGTTCCATGGCGTGTCCGGTACGAGTATGCGCTGCTGTCCCTGATAGGGGCTTCCGCGTCGTACCAGTCTTCTGTTGGCCTGCTCCCAGTCGGCGTATGTCCATGGGAGGTCGAGCCATATCTGGTCTTTCATGAGATGCTGTAGGCCGTCCACGCCGGTGCCCATGCTTTGCGGGTTGGCGACTATGAGCCGGTATTTTCCGCGTTCTTCGTCGGGCATGGCGAGGAATGTCTTCGCATCGGTGCATGGCGTCCAAGTGCGGTAGATTTCGTCTCTCACCGCTTTGAACCGTGTCCATACGAGCAGTGGCGTCTGGTCTTCGCGTCTCTTGGCTTCATCGTAGACGGTTTTGAGTTTGGACACGCCGAACCAGTATGATTCTCCACGGTCTTCGGTCTTGTAGGCGAAACCGTCATCGAGTTGGGCGAGTTTGACGGCGGCGGCGCTCGCGCTCGCCGCGTACACGTCTTCGGCGAGCTGGTGGGTGTTCGTCCACTGTTCGAGCGCCATACCCTCCTGTTCTGTTTTCGGGCTGGGTAGCCACTCCACTACGGGTAGCGGGTTGCCACCGCGCCGAATGTCCAACACGAGCTTCTGCAATTGTCGGCACGCTTCCTCGACCATGGGCTTGGAGTACGTGTATTTGACCACGAGACGCCCTTGTATGTTCATCGTGTGTGGTTTACCGTACTGTACTCTGAAAGCACCTAGAGTGCGCCACGAATCGCCTAATAGGGCTATCCTGTCATTGGCGTGCGGATACATGACCACTGTCTGTCCGTACAGGTCTTCCAAATCCTTCGGAGCGGGCGTGCCCGTCAACATCAACACGTTCTCTGCGAGGTCGCTGATACCTTTCACGACTTTGGAACGTCCGCTCCTAGGGTTCTTCACCATGTGGCTCTCATCCACGATGAGACTGAAACCGTCCGGCACTTCGCCCAGCTTCCCGGCCATATTGTAGGAGACCACGAGGAAACGGTAGTCTTCCGTCCAGCCGTGCTTGCGATACTCGTCGATGGTCATGGCCTTGCCATGCGACCATTGGCTAATTTGCGGCAACCATGCGGTCTTCACGACGCTTGCCGGACAGATGACGAGAATATGTTCCGCATCATCCAGCAAATCCATGCTTCGCTTCGTTTTGCCGGTTCCTGCCTCATCGAAGATGAAAGCCCTCACTGCTGCTCCTTCCCATGCTCGGCCTCCCATGCGGCTATGCGCTCGCGTCCTTCGGGCGTTTTACGCCAGTTGCGCCAAGTCTGATAGCTGACGCCATGCTCCTCACGGAATTTCTTCTGCCATTTGCGGCATGCTGCTTGGGTTTCCTCACGATGCTGTTTCCGGTATCGCACCCAATAGTCGAGCATCTTCTCATGGTTTTCGTTCACCCACTTTTTCTTAATCTTCCGCTTGTGTGACGCTTTTTCGGGCGTCATGTCGGCGTAGTGGGTGACTGTCTTCTTTTTTCTGGCGGGGGGCATCGGCTTGGGCTGGCGCATTTTTTCAACGTCAGCCCAAGCGTCGCCGTCAAGCCATTCGGATACGTCACCCTTCATCGTTCTTGTGGTTGATGAGGTCGATGACGCCTTTGACCACGCCGATGAGGATGAGGATGACTCCTGTGCTTCCAAGCACGGACAGGAGGATGATGAGCATGTAGAGGCAGTTCGTCATGAATTCATGCATTTTTCTTCTCCTTTACTACGCTGAGTCGAGTGGTTGTCGAGGTTTTCTGGAATGAGGTCAGGTCTGCCGGATGCTGGCTGAAGTACGCCTTGTAGTCGGTGGTGGTGCGAGTGGTTTCCGCCAGTCTTGCGACGTGTCCGGAGCATGCGACGCGCTCGCCGGGGTGTTCTTCCAGCCATGCGGAGAGCCGCTCTTTCAACGTCTCGTACTGGTCTTTCGCTTCCAACAGTTCGGCCAGCAACCGTTGTCCGCCGTTGTCCGCGTCCGTTGGCTGTGTCGCACGCTCGTATTCCGCGGCATACCGTTCCAGTTCGCTCGCGTCCATCACGTCTGGAATGATTACGATGTCGAGCGTTTCCTTGATTCGTTCGGTGATGTAGTCGGGGTTCAATGTCTCCCATGACGGGGGGCGCTGCGCGTAGATGATTTCCGCACGCTCGGTGTCCATCATGCGGGCTTCTATCTGCGCTTGGGCTGAATACTGGCGACGCTGTTCCGCGTTGAGGAATGCGTAGGATGGTTTGCTTCCGGTTTTCACTTCGACGGTGTGCACAATTCCATCATGGTCGCGGTAGGCTGCGTCCAAGGAGACGTGCAGCCGTCCGTTCGTGTAGAAGCTGTTGTCGTACCATGCGAGCTGTCCGTTTTTCAACTCGTTGACTGGAGTGTTCTTGCCTACTACGGTCAGTTGGAGATGTTCTGCATACAGTTTTACGAGCATGGGTTCCCAAATGCTGCCGAACTGCAATGCCGACTGCACTGCCGGAATATCTGGCGGTGGGGATGGTAATTGTCCGGTGGCGATGAAATGCGCGAGACTGGATGCGCCTATCGTTTCCTCGCGGGCTTCGAGCCATGTTTCACGGTCTTCGAAGATTCGGTATGTCAGATTTCTTTCGTCCATTTCATTCTCCCTTCAGAATCGACGATGAGGATGTCGTGGTAGACGTTCGTCATGTCTACCCAGTTTTTGTAGAGCAGCATGGTGTCTACGGCTTTCATGCCGTATAGGAGCATGACGTTGGCGTTATGCTCGGCGAGCGCCTTGAGTTCGCGACACTGGTCGGGGCTTGGCTTGCCTACCGTGCGTTTCAGTTCGACGAACCATACGTTGCCGAGGGGGTCTACGGCGGTCACGTCGGGGAAGCCGTTGCGTGAGCGTCCTTCGGTTTTCTGCACGTACCATCCTTGCTGTTCCAAGATTTTGATGAGACGGTTTTGGATGGTGGATTCCAAGGGTTCCTGTCTATGGTTATTCAGTTTCGGCACTGGCGTTCTCCTTGATGTTGACGGCGCTGACCCATACGGCGTAGGTGCCGTCTGGTTTGCGGCGTGTCACCGCGGCGTATTCTACCGTCGGTTCGGTCCATGCGAGTAGGCGCTTACGGACATGGTAGGCGGTGGCGTTCGCGACGTTGCGTTTCTTGTAGGAGTGGTATTCCGCCCATTTGCCGAGATTGTTTTTGAGTGCCGTGTTGAACGCGGTGCTTTTTCGAACATTGGTGGGGGGGGTGTTTAGGAATTTCGTCATTGTTCTTCCTTTGGTTTGAAATATGCGGGCATGATTGATTTTGGTAGGATTCTGCCTTCGCGCTCCAACCGTTTCGCATGTGGGAACAGCCAGCCGCGTGACACTCCGAGTGCTTTCGCGGCTTGGCTGATGTTCATGCAGGTGGTGAGCGCGTCAATCAGCGTGTCGTCGCTGTAGTGGATTGGCGCGTTCATTGTCGGGTCAGAACTCCGGTTCCGGCTCTCCGGCACCCTCATCTTCGATGGTCAGCTGCGTGTATGCGCCGAACTTGTGTGGGGCGGGGGTGTTGTTCTTTTCGATTCGCAGCAGTTGCACGCCGGTCAGGAAGTAGGTGAGGCGTCCTTCCTTCGTGCTGCCGATTTTGAATGCGACATTGGCGAGCGTGCCGTCGCCCGGCTCTTCGGCCAGTTCGACATCGTTGGCGTTCTGGTCAACGATGCTTGGCTTCCACTTGGACGAGAGGTTGATAAGCCACTTGCCACGCTGCGGCTGGGTTCCGTCCTTGAGGGTGATTAAATCGCCATCCTTGTAGCGGAGGTTGTCTCCGTTGGCGCGCACGCCCAACTGTTTTGCCGACGCCACGAGTTCCTTGTGCACGTCCCCGTTCTTCGGGAACGCGAGTTGCAGCTGGTAGCTCGGGTCAATTCCGAACTGTTTCGCCGAGTCGGACTGGTATTTGTTCATGAGGTGGACGAATCGGATTTCGCCTACCGCTTCGATTTCGAGCATGTCATTTGCCATTGTTTTTCCTTTCGTTGGTGGTGGTTAGTTGAATTCTTCGGTGAGGGACGGGCGTGGGAGGGGGGCGGTGGCTTTTCCGTCATCATCCATTACGGTGGTGAGGCCGAGCAGATGGATGAGACCGTAGCGCCTATAGTAGGTTTCGAAACTGCCTACTTGTTGTGCCGCGGTTGCCGGATACGTGTAGCTGCTGCTGACCGCCTCGCCATGCTTCACCATGTCCATGAGGTTTTCTCCCTCGTGCGCGCTCTCGTAGACTGCGACGGTGAGCGTGTTGTAGACGGTGGGCATGTCCGTGTCTGCTCCGATGATTTCGCTTGAGCATACAGCTGTCCAGCCTAGGCTATGGTCGCACATGCTCTGCTTGACGAGTTGCCAAATGTCATTCAGCGTGGCGTACTTGTAGCCGTATCCTTCGGTGGTGCGTTTCACCGCTTCCACCGACTGCTGTACGGCTGCGATTCTGCTGAGCACGTCATAGCGTTTGTCATTTGCCATTGTTCCTCCTTTTTTCGAGTTCGTTTTCGATAAGCGTTTCGTCTACTGCGAGACGGTATGCCATTTCCACGATGTCGTCGAAATCCTGTTGCGTGTGCGGGGTGTGTTCGCTGAGCGCTAGTCCGGCTATGGTTGCATATTTTTCGTCTGTTGGGTCGGCCTCATAGTCGTCTATGCGACTCTGCCATACGTCGTATCGTCCTTGCAGCCATGATGTGAGTGCGTTCATGTAGTCTCGTGGCGTGTATGGGAGTGCGACATCAAGTGCGACAATGGTGCCCACCGCGTCAACCCCGGCGTTGAGCGCCGCGTTGGATACGCAAGCCAAATATGTCACAGCCTTGTCGCGGAAGTATTCTGCTGGGTTCATTGGTTACCTCATTTCTTTGGTTTCGTTTTCTCATTATATCAGGGCGTGCCTTGCGACACGCCCGAAAATCAGACATTCCAAAACATATTGGAAACCCATACGCCACGACTGTATTCAATCGGGTCGCCCTCCAGCCATTTGAGGCAACCATGCGGGGTGATGAGGGCCACTAGACCCTGACCGTCGAACGCGCGGTTATCATATCCGCTGTCAATCCACGCTTCAACCATGTTGCGGGAGTCGGACTCATACGGCCCGTCTTCGTACTCATATGCGATTCCATTATGCGCGATACACCCCCTGTCAGTGCGGAATGGGTGACAGTTGCACGGCTCGACCGCGCCATGTGTGGCGAGACGGAAGTGAATCAGGCATGGTGCGTGCTTGAGCTGCTCCCAATGGCTGTAGATGAATCCCACCACTTTCAGCGGGTCAACGTTTTTGAACACCCTCAGGCGCTCCCCGTCCCACCAACTGACCCCGCCACCGTCCGGGTTCGTCTCACTCATGGCGAGAATGTCATACGGTTCCGGCATTGCGCCGGGGACTGCTGTTACGATCACACACATTGGTTTTTCCTCTTTTCTTAACGGTGGGGGCGGTAACGTCCCGCCCCCGATGATTGGTTGTCAGGCGTTGGCGATTTTCTCGCGAATCTGCGCGTAGCGCGCGCATAGCTCGGGGCGTCCAGCACGCTTGTACAGGCGCAATGCGGTGCGTTCCAGCGATTCCACGGTGGGTTTGCCGTGGGAGGCGCGTGCGACACGGTTGCGCAAAATGTTTTCCAGCACCCATTGAGCATTAGCGCGGCTGCGACAGGAATAGTCGAAACCATCCCATATCGCCTCACCACCGGCAGCATGGTAGATGCGGAAGCGGTCCAAGCTACGGTACGACTCGCCATGATCCACAATCATTTTCGTTGCGCACTTCAGATAGATATGCAATGGCTGTAGATTGCGTGACGGAAAAGCGTATGGATATGCGGTGTCGGTGAGATATTTCTCGATGCCCTTACGACGGATTGCGCGCCGACGCTGATTGTCTAGCCATGACTGGCGTGCACGGAGCGTGTCGCCATGGCTTGCACGCGCACGACGTGAAGCCCTGACATTGGCTTCCACGTTGCGGCGGATTGCCTTAGCCTGTCCTTTACGCTCCCGCTCCTCTTTGGCCTTACGGGCGGCTGCTGCGCGGTGCGCTGCCGCACACCGATCTTCAAGGGTGAGTCGGGGCGTATCAACCACATTGTCGGCCATGCATGAGGCGTACCGCTCGATAGTGTCCGCGCCAATGGTGCCGCGGGGGTGCTTTTCGAAAAACCGCCACATGGCGCGAATCCACTTGATGGCCGGCTCAAGCTTGTCGGCGCTACCCTCATACCAGCAGTCGAACGTACGCAGCTCGATAGTGTCTTGGTGTTCGTTGTTTACCGCGGTATGTTTGCCGCTGTACTCGCCATGCTTGAGTTCACACCAATAGTCGTCGGACATGTGGCGCATGTTGAGGCGCTCGCACTGCGCTCCATCCAGTCCACGCAGCGCCCAATACCAACGGCTTGCGCACTGGTTTGCGGTGCGCGCAACGTGGATGTGACCGCCCGCGTTCTCGCCATAGTCGGAGATGTGTTCGATAAGTTCCCGTAGGGCTGGGAGATTGGCCATGGTGAGAATGTTGGTTTGAAGCTCGATTCCGTTGTACTCCAACGATCGGTCACTGTCCCAACCGGCAATAAGGTTCGATTCCGCAATGTCTTTTGCAAAGTCGGAACCAAGCTCGGATTCCATCTCGATTTCAACGCCGAACGTGAACTGAGCACCGTTGCCGAAGGCGTACGGGTAGGTGTACTCGGCTTCCGTTGGTGACCTGAGAAGTTCGTCACCGCGGTGACGCGGGCAGTAGTAGCGATCGCCTTCGTAAGTCCCCCCACACGTTTCGCAGATGATTGCGTCGCAACCGTAGGCGTCGCAATCATAGTAGACGCTGCTTGGGTCGATGGGCGTTCCGCATTGCGCGCACCATGCGGTTTCGTCTTCAAAATCCGTGTCGTCGTAGACGCGGCGCATTTCACCGTCCTGAGTGCGGATGTAGAATTCGTCGCCGATTGTGACACACTCTGCCGTGCCGTCCGGCCACCGGTTGCGGTATGTTTTGAAAAGATACTGCGGTGTGCCGCTGCGGTCTATCCACTCGGCATACGGTTCACCGCCAAGGATTGCGATTCTGTCAGCCATTGTTACCACTTCCTTAATAGATGGCTTTTTCGTGCCCTTGCGGGACTTGCACCCGCATGTATGCTGTCAGGGCTGGACGGTCAGGATGTCGATGATTAGTAGCGTTTCGGCGTCCGTGGCGTCCTTTGCGGTTATCGCGGTCACGTTTGGCGTTGCGATATATACGCCATAGTCGGCGAGTGCAACCCATCGAATCGTGATGTCCTCTTTGGTCGCCTTTATGTTGCCGTTGATGGTGGCGGATATGCTGTATCCGCGCTCCTTCATGTTGTCGATGAATGTTTGCCGTTGCATTGCTGCCTCCTCCTGTTTTCTATGTCTTTAATATATCATTTTGGTATTCTGTTGTCAATCCCGGCGTGTCGCATTTCGCCATCACGCCGGGTGTTTTTACAGCTCGGCCATGGTGAATGTCTTGCGGCATACCGGCTCGCGTACGGCCCCGTCAATCTGCCGCCCGTCCTTGACGGCATTGCGCAGCCAAGGTAGTGTGATGCCACGGAAAACGTCATCAGTCTGCGCAAGGAATTCCTTGACGTGGCGCAATGTCGTGGCGCTCAGAAGTCCCATGGCCACCTTGACCTCATAGGTCTCGGGCACCACGCCCCAATCGCTTGTCGGCGTGACCGTGGCTACCGTGGTGCCGTATGACCTGAGCACGTAAATCATTCCTTTTGCGGTATCCCACCGTTCCACAAGGGCCTTGCGGTAGAAGGATTTGCGTCCGTCGTATAGCGGCTGTAGCTCGAACGTGCCAATGTATTCACTCATTTTAATCACTCCTTGTTATCTTGGTTGATGCTTTTAATATACCGTACTTGTTGCCATGCGTCAAGTCGGCGTGTCGCAGTCGATGGGACCGTCCCCCGCCCTGAGTGCCGCCCGACATGTCGGCAGTGGAGCGACACCCCTTTTTGAGGGTGCCGCCATGCCGGCGCTCAGGCGATTGACGCCCAGCTGCGCTCAAGGTCGGCGTACCCTCTTGGGTCGTTGGTGACGGTCATTGGCTCCAGCTCCCCGTCGCGGTAGGCGTAGACCTCCCCGGCTGAGGTGATGAACACCCCCTCACCGTCCTTGACGTATCCCTTGCCGCTCAGTGTCTTATGCATTTCATTGCCTCCTTGGTTGATACTTTCAATATACCAGACGTGACCAACAGTGTCAAGTCGGCGTGTCGTGAGAACGGTTCTCAATACCAACAAGCCACGGTTAATGAATGAACCGCGTTAACAGATGAACACAGTTAACAGATGAACCGCGTTAATCCATGAACGCAGTTAGCGGATTAACAAGGTTAACAAGTGAACACTGTTAATGGATGAACCGCGTTAACACATGAACCGCGGCGACACTCGAACCACGCCAACAAACTGAGAACCATTCTTAAAAAGCAGGGGGATAGTGCCCCCCACCACAGGGGGGGTGCCGGAAACCGACACGCCCGGGGCAGATCGGAA